CAGCAGGATATTCTGTAGCAGTTGGCGATACGGCTTTGTTTGCAAACACCACCGGAAGTAACAATACCGGCATCGGTTATCGCGCCCTCTACAACAACACCACCGCCAACAACAGCACCGCAGTCGGTTATAACGCTCTTGCTGGCAGCAACACGAACGGCAGCAACACAGCGGTTGGTGTGTCTGCTTTAGCGGTCAACACATCGGGCACTCAAAACGTTGCCGTCGGTGGCGCAGCATTGGCACAGAATACGACGGGTAGCTATAACATAGCGATGGGGTTGTTTTCTGGTTACAGTAATACCACCGGCAGCCAAAACGTAGCGATTGGACAAGAAGCCCTCTACTCCAACACCACCGCCTCTTACAACACCGCAGTTGGTTCTCAAGCCCTCAAAGCCAACACCACCGGCACAGAACATGTAGCAGTTGGTTACAGGGCGCTTACAGCAACGCAAACGTCTGGAGGTCTTACAGCGGTTGGTTTTGATGCGTTAAAAGACAATACAACTGGCACCGCCAACACCGCCGTTGGTGGGTTTGCTATGACCTCCAACACAACTGGAGTAGATAATTCTGCATTTGGTTCGCAAGCACTTCGCACCAATAGCACAGGTAGTTACAACATAGCTATTGGTCGCCAAGCACTCTTCTACAACACCACAGCCTCCAACAACGTCGCTGTTGGCTACAATGCCCTTAACGCCAACACCACCGGTGGATCTAACGTCGCTGTTGGTCATCAAGCGTTAGATGCAAATACGACTGGCGGTGCAAATGTAGGAATAGGCTCCAATGCACTTGGAGCTACCACTACTGGTCCGTGGAATGTTGCTGTTGGAGGTGAATCTTTACGAGCAAATACGACAGGAGGTACAAATACAGCAGTTGGTGGTTATGCGCTTTATAACTGCACGACAGGTCTATCAAATATCTGCGTTGGTTCCTTACAAGGAGCAGGAGTAAATTATTCCCCAGTGTTTGATGTAACTACCGAAAATAACCGTCTAGTAATGGGGCATTCATCAATAACAAATGCCTATGTTCAAGTTGCATGGACCGTCACTTCAGACGCAAGGGACAAAACAAACATTGCTGCTGTGCCTCATGGGTTGGCATTTGTTAACCAGCTTAACCCCGTGTCGTTCCAATTCAAAACCTCAAGAGAAGATGACACACCAAATGGCAACAAGCGTTATGGCTTTTTGGCCCAAGATATTCTTGCGCTTGAGGGCGATGACCCTGTCATCATTGACAATGAAGTGCCTGAGAAACTCAAATATCAGGGCGAATCGTTAGTCCCTGTATTGGTCAAAGCAGTCCAAGAACTCTCAGCCCAAGTGCAAGCGCTGCAAGCTGAAATCGCAACCCTCAAAGGAGCCTAATCATGTCTGAAGTTATTCAAGAAGTACCCAGCCAAGCAGAACTTGACCGCCATTTCTCAGCAATGGGTGACTCGGTGGATCTCATCAACGCCATCGTTGCCGGTACTCGGATGCAAAACGAATCAGCGCAGGATCGCCAAGACTGTATCAAGCGCAACGTGGATCATCTTGAGCTTATGATTGCCAAGGGATGGTTTAACGACCGTGACCTCACAGCAGTCAACGCAGCGATTACCGCTGGCAAAGCCTAAAGGAAAACCATGAACGACCAAGACGTAACCGTAAAACTTTCCCTGATGAACAACATCATGGGGTATCTAGGCACACGGCCTTATGGTGAAGTGTTTCAGATCGTACAAGCCATTCAAGAGCAAGTAGCGCCACAACTTCAAGTAGCCTCTGAAGTAAAAGCGCAGCAGGCTGAGTAAGGTGCATCATGACATCCGGTGATTCTGAAGCGTTAAAACGCATTGAGGTTCACGAAGCGGTGTGCGATGAACGATATGCTCAGATCAACGCCAGGCTTAAGCGTTTGGAGATGATCCTTATGACCACGGCAGGAACAAGCATTCTTTTGCTGATCAACTTGGCGTTCAAGCTGAAATAGCATGATGACGCTTTTATCAACGCTCTTGTCATTCTTGGCCGGGGGCGTGCCTAAGTTGCTTGACCTTTGGCAAGACTCCAAGGACAAGGCGCATGAGCTGGAACTTGCCCGTATGCAAAACGAGCGTGAGCGCGAGTTAGCCGCCATGGGATTGCTTGCGCAGCAACGCATCGAAGAGATTCACACCGAGCAAGTTGCCATGCAAACGCAAGCCGAAGAGATGAAAGCGCTTTACGCTCATGACATTGCGATTGGCGAAGGAACGAGTCAGTGGGTCAAGAACGCTAGAGCATTGGTGCGTCCAGTGCTTACCTATGGCATGTTCATGTTGCTTGTATTTGTTGAGATTGGCGGATTCTGGTACGCGTGGACAACCAATGTGCCATTCGATTTGATGCTTGACCAGCTATGGGATGACGATACGCAGCAGATTTGGGCCGCGATTGTGGCCTTTCACTTTGGGTCACGAGCATTTGCGAAATGATCAGCGAACGCGCCCTCCAAATGATCAAGCATCACGAAGGTGTGCGCGTGCGCCCTTATCGCTGCCCGGCGTTACTTTGGACCGTGGGTGTGGGCCATGTCATTGACCCATCGCACATCAACGTCAAAGTTGAAGAGCGCAAAGCCTTGCCTATTCCAGCGGGTTGGGATCGCACACTATCTATGGCGGAAGTTGATGAGATACTTACAAAGGACTTACGCCGCTTTGAGGCTGGCGTACTACGATTGTGTCCTGCTGGTCTTACTCAGTCTCGCATTGATGCACTCACATCATTTTCGTTCAATGTGGGACTAGGCAACCTTCAGCGATCAACGTTAAGGATGCGCCATAATCGCGGTGACTATACGGGCGCTGCACTTGCCTTTAGAATGTGGACTAAAGCGGCAGGGAAAGAGTTGCCGGGCCTGGTCAAACGCCGCCGCGATGAAATGGCCCTTTACATGAGCAACTAATCATGCCACTTGTCCCCATCAAATTACCGCCAGGCATTTACCGAAACGGAACTGAATATCAGTCTCAAGGGCGTTGGTATGACGCAAACCTCGTGCGTTGGTTTGAAGGTACGCTTCGCCCTATGGGTGGATGGCGTAAATGGACAACCGCTCAGGCTTCAGGCGTTCCGCGTGGTATGTACGCCTGGCGCGATAACTCGGCAAATATTTGGCTCGCAGTTGGAACGGCTTCAAAACTTTACGCTTACCAGGGCGATGGCGATCAGGCTGACATTACACCAACAAGTTTTAGCGCAGGGCGCACTGACGCTTTAGGGTCTACCGGTTACGGCAATCAAGATTACGGCGAACAAGCCTATGGTGTTGCACGCATCCCTTCAAGCGTTAACGGCGTGCTGCCTGCCACCACTTGGTCAATGGACAACTGGGGCCAATATCTTGTGGCGTGCTCAGACTATGACGGAAAGTTATACGAGTGGCAGTTAGACTTTGCCACGCCAACTAAAGCCGTTGCCATTACCAATGCACCAACGAGTTGCAAAGGATTGATTGTTTCTGAAGAGCGTTTTTTGTTTGCGCTTGGCGCTGGCGGCGATCCGCGCAAAGTGCAATGGTCCGACCAGGAAGACAACACCGTATGGACGCCAGCAGCAACGAACCAGGCCGGTGACTTTATCCTTTCAACGCCAGGATCAATTATTTGCGCTAGGCGCGTTCGCGGTGGCGTATTGATCTTGACGGATGTGGATGCCCACTTGGCGCAGTACCAGGGTCCGCCATACGTTTACGGGTTTGAGAAGGTTGGAACAGGGTGTGGCGCGGTGGGCGTGTTAAGCGTTGCTGCTGCCGACACGTTTGCCGTATGGATGGGGTCATCCGGGTTTTGGGTTTATGACGGTTACGTCAAGCCGCTTTCCTCTGATGTTTCTGACTATGTATTTAGCAACATTAATCGCGGGCAAATCAGCAAAGTCAACGCAATTCACAACTCAAAATTTGCCGAAATCATTTGGTTTTACCCGTCATCCGAATCAAACGAAATTGACAGTTATGTGGTGTGGAATTACAGAGAAAATCACTGGACAATTGGAACGCTTGCACGCACTGTCGGTACAGGTCAAGGCGTATTTACATCGCCATTGATGTGTTCCGTTGATGGTTATGTTTATGAGCATGAGGCCGGATGGAACTATGATGGCAACGCACCATATGCTGAATCGGGGCCATATCAAATTGGTATGGGCGACAATTTGCTTGTGGCGGACCAACTCATACCGGATGATTTGACACTTGGTGATGTTACGGCAACATTCAAAACGCGCTTGTATCCTACCGCTACAGAAACAACGCATGGTCCGTATTCGTTAGCCAACCCAACGTCAGTGCGCTTACAGGGCAGGCAAATGAAGGTACGCGTCAATGGCAATAACAATACCGATTGGCGAGTTGGCATCATGCGATTCAACGCCAGGCAAGGCAGCAAGCGATGAAGCTACCGCGCCCTGGTGTTGAATACAACCAAATCGAGGAGCAATCGTTTCGGCGTGCTTTGGAATTGGCTGACGCATTAAACCGCAAGAAGAACACTAACATCGAAATGGGTCAGGATGAATTGATCATTATTCGTTCGCCTAATGGCACGCGTTACTCACTGGCGGTGTCAAACGCTGGCGTCTTAAGCGCCACTACCATGTAAGGAATCTGAGATGGCAATCCTATATCCATTTGCAACTTTTAAGTGGGACACGACCGCATCGCTTGGTGCAAAGCAAAATCTTGTCCAGGATATGATCGATTCAGGATATGACATTGCCGACATTCGCGCTGAGATTTCAAGACTTGAGCCAAACAAAGCGGCGCTAACCGAATCAAATTTCAATTTACTTGGGTTAGCGCTTCCAGAAACAAATGCTGGAGGAGCAACAGCTGGCGGGGCAACAACGGCAAAGCCAGCAGAGTCGCGCACATTGAAGATTTTTGGCCTTGATTGGAATCGTGACGCATCGCTTGAAACGAAAAAAGGCTATGTGCAAACTTTGCTCAAGAAGGGTTACTCGCCAGCGCAGATTCGGGGTGAAATTGTAAGGCTCGACCCAACACCAGTTGAAGCCACGTCATTTGAGCAACTTGGCATTCCCATTCCAAGAACGGGACGCAGCACGACCGAGCGCACTGGCGGCACACGCCTTGAGTCAGGCGAAATGCAGTACAACATTGCGCCGCTTGGCGACTACGAAGCACGCGCAGGGTTAGCACCAACGGGTTTGCTTAACTATGGATACGGCCAGGAGCAAGGGCTTTTTAGCGATATTCCAACGGCATCCGAAGTACGGCAAACGCAAGCGGCAAATATTGCCGCCATGCAGGCGGCAGCGCCAACTGCAAACATTGTGACCGGAATGGTCAATCGTGGATTGCTTGCCAATGAGTCGCCAACGGCTGGATTGTTGGCGGCAAACCAAGCGTTGATGAATCAAGTGCGCGATGTGTCCACCAAAACGGCGTTAGACAAGGCGGCTTTTTACAACCAATTGCGCGGTCAAGGTTACAGTGATCAGCAGATTCAAAACATCGTTGGTTCATCAATTGGATTCCAAACACCACAGCAGTTCAACTTTCTCCGCCAACTTGGTCAGACTGTACAGATGGCGCCTGAACTGCAAGCGCGTGACGCTGAAGGTAAGGCGTCTTACTTCAATGATTTGCTCAATAGCGGATTGAATTACGACCAAGCGTTGAGCGTTATCAACACGGGCGTTGGTCAGCAAAAGAATGAAGACCTACTAGAACTTGCGCGTGTGGCGTCCGCTCAACGAGCGCAGCCTATGGCAATGCTAGGCACTGCGCCAGGCGCGTTTAGCCAAGGCTTATTGGCTGGCGGATTTCCTTCTGTGGCGGGTCAAACATTACTCGGATTTGGCGCAGCGTGAATGATTTAGCGCATTGGAATCGATGTTCTCCATACCTCGAAGCGGCGTTGCGCTTTAGTCATGGAACGCATACCATTGAAGACATACGCAAAGCGGTTATTGACAAGGCGATGCAATTTTGGCCCGGTCAGCAATCAGCAGTCATTACTGAAGTCCACGTTTACCCGCAAAAGAAGTGCCTTCATTACTTTTTGGCAGGCGGCAAACTGGAAGAACTTTCAGCGATGCGCCCGATCATTGAATCGTGGGCGCGTCATATCCAATGCAACATGATCACACTATCCGGAAGACGAGGTTGGATTCGTTCGTTTTTGGCGGATGAAGATTACAAGGAATGTTGGACGGTTATGTCCAAGGAGTTATCACTATGAGCAAAAGCGGCGGCGGATCAACAACTCGCGTTGAACTTGATCCAGAGTTTAAGACGGCAGCGCTTGATGTATACGGCAGAGCGCAGCAAATTGCCGATCAGCCTTACACGCCATACCAAGGCGCACGTATAGCGGCACCGACTCAAGCTACGCTCACCGGTTTGCAGCGTCTTGCGCAAGTTGAACCAACTTCCGCCACAACACTTGGCTTACAGCAGTTAGCGCAAGCCGGGCAAGTTGGTCCTGGAACCGCAACCGTTGATTACGCAACGTCGCTGGCGATGCAACCATCAGGCATTGCGCAAAACATTGGTCAGTTTGTGAATCCATTCCAAACGCAAGTGATCAACACGGCGCTGCAAAACATTGAAACGCAGCGCCAACAGCAGCAACTTGGCAATTTGGCCGCCGCCACTCGCGCCCGCGCCTTTGGCGGATCGCGCCAGGGCATTGTTGAAGGCTTAACGAATCAAGCAGCACTTATGGCCGCAGGCCAAACCGCAGGACAATTAGCAAGTCAAGGGTTTACGCAAGCCGCACAACTTGCCGCGCAAGATGTTGCGGCTCGCCAGGCGCAGGCTGCGCAACTGGCAGGGCTAGGTGCACAGCAACAAGCAATTCGCAGCCAACAGGCGCAGCAATTGCTTAGTGCCGGTGGCGCTGAAGATGCTTTACGCCAAGCACAAGCGCAACAACTTATGCAAGTTGGCGGCATTGAGCAAGGCTTGCAACAACAGCAACTTGATTTGGCTTACCAAGACTTTTTACGCCAACAGCAATATCCGTTGCAGCAACTTGGCATTCTTCAGGCTGGCCTTGGTCAGTTTCCTGCGCAGAATGAACAAGTCACAACGCAACGCATGTCGCCTGGTCAGCAGATCGGTCAGGGTGTTAGCACTTTGGCGTCGTTGGCCTACTTGTTTGCACCTTCAGACAAACGCATGAAGGAAAACATTGATCGCATGGATTCGCCGCTCTCCCAAATTGGGAAACTTTCCGGTTATGACTACAACTACAAGGGCGATGATCAACGAACGGGCGGCGTAATGGCGCAAGACGTTCGACGTGTCATGCCCGATGCTGTAGCGCAAGGTGATAACGGCATGATGGCGGTGAATTACCCGAAAGTGACTGGGCTACTGGTTGAAGCTGTAAAGGAACTTGACCGCAGGACAAGGGGATAAGCATGGCGTCTTTACTAGACTTTTTCACGGGCAGTGGTAATTACGGCGGGCAACAATTGCCCAATTCGCCTGAAGCCGCATCGCAAGGTTACGCGCCAAATCTTCTTGACCGTTTTGGCGCAGGACTTGATCGCTTGCAGCAGTATCCAGGCTTACCCGCCATGCCAATGGATGAGGAAGAGCGCCGTAGGCAGCGATTACTCACGATTGCGCAACTAGGTTCAACCGTTGCGCGCGGCGGAACGCTAGCCGAAGGTTTGCAAGGTGTGCAGCAGCAGGGGTTGCAAAGGCAGTTGTTTCAGATGCAATTGGCTCAAATGCAGCAGCAACAACTTCGTGAACAAGCATTACGCCAAGCGTTAGCAGCGCAACCGACGGAGGCGCAACGGTTTCAGGCTGGCACTGCCGCTATGGGCGCTGAAGGTATGGGGCCAACAGTTACCGCGGCTCGAGCGCAAGAAAAAGCCGTTGAGGCTGCAAGACCTTTTGCAAGCCTTACGCCAGAGCAACGATTGATTGCGTCACAAATGCCCTATGCAGAAGCGGTCAAGTACATTGGTGAAAATGTTAAACCTGAAGAGTACGGCACAGGAACCAACACGGGCATGATTGGCGGAAGACCTGTTAGCTATGTGGTTGGCAAGCGCGGCGGTATTAAAGTGCTTGATGTAGCGCCACAACCTAACGAAGAGCAAATCAAAACAGGAAACAGAATTTTAATTCGTGACAAGAATACGGGTAAGACCGTTGGCACTTACGATGTAGAAATGTCGCCCGCTGAAGTGGCTACAAACTTAAGAGCTTTAAGAGCGCAAGATTTGAATGATGCCAAGTTTGCATTTGAAAAGCAGCAAACAGCACAGCAAAATATTTTTAGAGAACGTGAGCTTGGACTTAGAGGGCGGGAAGTTGATTTGTCAGCATTTCGTGCAGCACAAGGAGACGTTGACCTGGTTACGGATGCTGCCGGAAGAATGTTCTATACATCAAAGACCATGACGCAACCAACAAGGCAAATTGTTGGGCCAACAATTGGCGACACAATGGGTCAGCCATTAATGGGTAAAGGCCAAACCATTCCTACTGCGGTAACGGAAGAGTTTGTTAAGAATCAAGCCAATCTAAATTCTATCAAAGAGGCTTATAAACTTGTTGAAGAAAATCCTGATGCCGTTGGACCGTTAACAGGAAGGACTCCAGCCGCCATACGCGATCCATTTGCGCCGCAGAAAAATATTGCAACAAGGGCTGCCGTTGCTCGCATTGGAAGCATGTTAATTAAGGATATTTCAGGCGCAACCGTTCCGCTTGCTGAAGTTCCTCGCCTATCTCCATTTATCCCACTTCCGACAGATGATGAAAAATCAATCAAAGTTAAACTTGACGGACTAGAAAGAGAAATCAGAAATATTGAAGAAGAGCGAAAGAAGCAGTACACAGCGCAAGGCATGAACTATCCATCACTATCTGGCACCATTGCCATACCAGGCGCACCAAGCCTGGTTGACAAATACAATCTTACGCCAAGGAGATAAGGAATGACGAACCTTGAGCGGGTTTCCGCCAACATGCGCAAGATGTTTGAGCAAGGCGCTCCGCAGTCGGATATGGAGGCTTACTTGCGCTTAGAAGGTTATACACCATCGCGTTACCTTGGTGCTATGGCGAGGCAACGTCGAGGTGTTGGCGAGGTTGAGGTAGGCGCATTTCGCACGTTCATGCAAGGCTTAACGTTTGGCTTTTCCGATGAGATTGAAGCTGCGGTTAAAGCGGCGTTTACAAAAGGCTCATACCAAGACAACGTTGAAGCAGTGCGCGAAGGTATCAAGGAATACCAAAAGCGCAGTCCGGTAGCCGCGGCAAGCAGTGAACTTGCCGGTGCTTTATTGCCTGCCGCTGTAACGATGGGTGCTGCTGTGCCAGCCGTTGCCGCACGCGCCCCCCAACTTGCCGGGGCAGTAACCCGAGGCGCACAGGCCGTTACAAGCGCACTGCCAACCGCGTTGCAAGGCACAAACATTGGCGCACAAGTTGGCCGCGGTGCGCTGATGGGCGCTGCCGGTGGCGCATTGGGCGGCGCCGGGCAAGCCGAAGGCGGTGCTGTAAATACGTTGCAAGGTGCGGCCATAGGCGCTGGTCTTGGTGCTGGAATTGGTGCCGCCATACCGCCAGCCATGGGACTTGCAGGCTA